GTCGCCACCGTAGCGCCATGAGGCGACGATGTACGTGATGCCCTTGCGAACATCGCGCCAGCGGTCAATTTGCACGCCCGAGGTGCGCTCACAAAATGCGTAGTAATTGAAGTTACCAAAGTACAAGGGCTTGACACCGGTCGCCCCGATGGCCGATGCGGATTCGCTCAATGCCACACGCCAGCCCTCGGCGTAACGGATGCCCGCTTCGATGGCGGTGATGCGGTTGTAGTTGGTGAGGTCGAGGGTACGGAGTGCGCCCCATGTTGAATTACGCATAATCCAGCCGGTTTGCCCGTTTTGCAAGTAGTTACCATTGACGGCTGTTGACACGGCGATGACTTGGGCATTGGTGACTGCGCTGGCGCCAAGATTGACCGTGTTTGTTACGCGGGTTACAAGTCCGTAGGGCTGGCTTGAGCCGGTGCCCAAGATGATGTAGCTATTGGCGGAGACGGCCATGGCGCGGGCGATTTCGACCTGCATGAATTGTTCGAGGTTGCTCGATGAGTCCGCCAAGAGTTCGTCGGTGACGGCGAATTCAAGGGTGTCTTTGTAGAGTTGGATGGTGCGGCTGTTGGCGAGGTTGGGTTCCGATGCCGTAGCGGTGACACCTTCGGCGACGATCCCGGCGGTCGCTTTGGTCGACTGTGCGGGCATGATGTGTTTCCAAGATTCCGTGGTCACCCGGGTGAAGGCAAATTGACCGAGCAAGCTCATGTCATCACGCTTTGCGGTGATTTCGCGGTTGACCGTGGTGGGCACGGTGAATCCGCCGTCGTTGTTGGTGGTTTCGTTCAACGTCTTAAAGGCGTGGTTCTTGGCGTTGCTCAGGACGTTGAGTTCGCTGTTGTCGGCGGTGCCACGGACATAGCTCTTATAAGCCCGCTCGTAGTCACGTGAGGCGAAGGCGTCGGTGTCGTTGTCCATGGCAATGCTCTTCACGGCTGGAGCGGGGGCGACGATGGTGCCACCGTTGACGGGTTCGCCGGCGACGTTCTTAAGTGCGGTCACGACGGCGTCTTGCACAATTTGGTTGATGTTTTCCACAGTAGTTCCTTTGGTGTTATTGGTTGAGGTTGTATCGTTAGGGCTCAACGTCGCCGTCGCAGTGCGCACGGTGCCGTCCTGAGTTGCCTTCACTTCGGTGAGTGTCCGGGGTTCCGCCGGAGTTGGAGTAAGGGATATTTCGCCGACGACCCAGCGCTTGAGTTCGCCCGCTTGGCGGACGACGAGGTGACTCAGTGCGCCGGTGCTTAAGCCCAGTGCGCCGCTCTTGACAAGCTTCATCACGTCGTCAATGTAGTCAAGCCGTTTGTCTAACTCAATCTGTACGTCGATGCCGTCGTCCGTCGGTGTCCACATTTTGACGGTGCCGATTTGCCCACGGATGGAGCTGAGCCCATGGTCGTAGTAGACCGGCGTGCCCACAAAGCTCCGTGTCTCGCCAAGGTCGGTCGCCTTGGTAAAGATGTCGCCGGTTAAGTCTTTGCCACCGTACACGATGCCACGACCACGGACGACGTAGTCGCCCACTGCCTTGACGCCGCTGCCGTAGGATTTTACAAAGTCATTCACTACCGACCTCCGAGTAAGCGACGGGCCAAAGCCTTGACTTCGTCCCCTACTTCTATTGTCAGGGGGGTGTCAAGGGGAAGATTTGCCATGGCGACGGCTTCCTCCGTCTCCATCTCCGCTTCCATGGGGACGACGTCGCTCATCTCCATCACTGGCTCCATCGTCTCCATCATGAGTTGAGCTTCGGGGATAATCCACAGCTTACATACGGCGTACTCTTCGATGATGCCTTCGACGATGGCACAGTTGCCGTCGGGTTGATAGAAGTAGCAATGTTCGCAGGCGATACCTTGGGAGGCGAAGGGATTCTTTGCCGCCTCCATGTAGTGCGCTCCGTTGGCGCCGATCCCTTTGTCAAACTTGCCCGCTTCGTGAGTGACTTCGACAAGCGACGATACCATCATGCGCTGCCGAGTGTTGAACTCTGCGCCCAGCTCAATCGCCTTGACGCTCTTCGCTTCGTCGTCGTCCATCATGTCGTCGCCAAGTTCGACCATGTACGACTTGATGTTCTCTGCCATGCGTCGCACCTCACGGATGCGCTTCATGTCCGCTTCACTGTGACGGCGTGATACTTTGGTTTCCATGGTGTTCTCCTTCATAATCTGATTTGCCCAAGTCCGTCCCTCGTCGCCACCCCAGCCAAACCACGCTTGCCAGCCTTTGCCCTGTTCGTCCCACGTGGAGCCCTGTTTGTCGACTTCGTGCCGAGCGAAGTAGCTCACCATGCGTTGCACCGTGTCGAGTGAGACGGGGTCACGGTTTGCCAGTTGCCTCGCCCGTGCTAAGCCGACCGGCGTCATGCCTTGCTGGCTCGGTGGCTTCGTCGCCCTGACGTCGAGCGCACGTTGCGCATTGCGGGCGACGTCGGCAGGCGGTGTAAATGTGTCTGCCATTGTGTCTCCTATGGTTTGAACTGTGCGAAGGCTTGGTCGGCGATGGTTTGCAAGTCACCCCGTTGGCGCACAATGGCGGCGGCGTCCCTCGCCGTCTTCCATCGTCCTTTATGTATCTCGGCTTGTTGGTCGCCGACAACATACGGCGCATAGGACGCCGCCGACATGAGGACTGCGGTGTCGCCGTCAAGGTCAACACGGTAGCTCCGGTTGAGTGTTTCGCTGCCGTTGAGCCCGTTGCCCGTGCCTCGTAGATACGGGATGCGCAGTTGCCCACGCTTCCACATCATCATCACGAAGCGCCGTTGTTTCTCAGACTTCCACTTCATCGAGCCACGCTTTGGCGGCGGTGGCTTGTCTTCGTTAAGCTGCCCCTGAACGACAACGGCGTAGGCCAATGTCACGGCTCGGCAGGCGTCGAGGATTGCTGCGGTAGAGATGCGATTGATGATTTCGACGTCGGTGCGAATCATGGGCGGACCAAGCGCAGCGACGTATCACAGCGACAATTCACGTGGGCAGGCGGACCGCCGGCGACCTCTGCGGGCCACTCGTCTTCCGTCATGCCATTGAGGTTGACTCCGTAGGCTTCGCCGGTGCAGATGGGGCACACTTTTTCATCGGCGTCGGTATTCCATACGCGAATCATCGTGATACCCGCTTTGCCTAAGTACTGCTGATATTCCACCGTGGCTTGCGCAGCGGCCCGCGTCGTCTCGGTCACGGCTATCATCCGCGCTCGCACGGCGTCAGACAACGGCAACAACATCGCCGTGACGTCGTCTATCGTCATACCCGGCGTCGTGCGGTATGTTTCGATGATGGGCTTAATGCGGTCTGCGGTGGTCTGGTCAATCTTTGCCGTCGTCTTTGGCACGTAGTCGCTAAGCCAGTCAGTGACTCGCTGTGATTCTTCGCCGGTATCCATGGGGACGCTAAACTGCGTCCCAAGTTTGTCGATGCGCTTGCCCATCTGCGTCGCCAGCTCGGCGTTTAGCACCGGCGCAATGACGTCTTTGAGCGTCGGGTCTACTTCTTTGTTCTGGGTAATTTGCCGAGCCCAGACCTTGCCCCGCTTGGCTAATTCCGGTGCGATGGCGTTGTAGATGCGTCGCTCATCGGGGGTCAAGTCGTCAACGGCTTTGACCTCGGCGACGATGCGCACAACGTCGGACACCGTGGCATCGTGGTCGATGCGTGCCATTACGGACTTCACTTCGTCGGCAGAAATAACGGCGCTATCGAAGTCACACCACGGGGACTTCCCTGCCTTGATGCGCCGTTCTAATTTTTTTGCGAGCAGTGCCCAGTCTACGGAGCGAGTCGCCGTGTCAGGCTGTGCCGGTGCGATGGCGCCCACCGGCGTACTTGGTTCCTGCGGTGTGGCTTCCTTGGGGAGTTCGTCGGTTGGCGCAGGGGTGGGCGGTGCAAGGAACATCTCATCCACACCGTCATAGCCAAGGATGCGCATGGCGTCGGGCAAGGGGAGCCCCGCTTGGGTGAGCTTAAGCAACGAGTCGGCACGGTCGGCTTCGTCGGCTTGCATGACGTCGAGCATCTCCGGATTGAAGCGGATTTCGTAGCCAATCGGTGCGAGTAGTTGGCTGTTAATAATTTGTTCGTAGAGTCCAAGCCTAGGCGTAATTGTTTCTCGCCAAAAGCTTTGTCGGTCACTGTCGGCGGTGGCGTAGTTGGCTGCGCTGGCCTCGAGCATCGTGCGAGGGACACCGAGGGTCATAGCGATAGACGTGATGACCCGCTCTTGTAACTCGGGTAGCATCATCGTGTTGATGTCGGGAGTCACCTTTTGGACTTTGAGTTCCGGCGCACGCACAAAGAGACTGCGGAAGGCGTTGGCCACTCCGCCGATCCGTGTTGCAAACTCACCACGGAAACGTTGGAACTCTGCGTCGTCCATTGCTTCGGGCAAGTTCATCACCATGACGGGCTGGGCTCCACCCTCGAAGAACGCCGACGTAAACCGCTCGAGGTAATGCCCAAGCTGGGCACTTTGCAGGGCGACCTGCGCCGGTGCGAGACCGGGCAAGATGTCGTCACGATACGACGGCTCACGAAAATAGACGATGCTGTCAATGTTCCATGGCCCGTAGGTGCGCCCAAGTTGCGTCTGGGTAAACAGCGCACCGCTATACGGATTCTCTAAGCTCGACATTGTTGGCTCAAAGCCCACCGTCATCGTCGTGGGATTAAGGACGACGAAGCCGGTCATCGTCCGACCTTTGACGATGCGGTACCAATACGCTCCACCGGTAAGCAACAAAGAGCGCTCGGTGTCTCGCATCAGCGACGACACCGTCTGTTGCCACGGCCACTCTACTTCGACGCCACGCCGAGTCA